ATTTCTCCTTTTTATGAAATTGTTCTAACAAGCGGAAACAGTAATACAGAAAACCTCGATTCACTAGAATTCTTGTTTGCTGGTGGGCAGGAAATGCTCATCGCGATTAAAGGTAACAATGTTGACGGAGACGTGTCTGTCAACTGGTTCGAGCAACAATAATGGACTTTCCCTTCTCTGAAAAGAAGATCGGAGATAAACTATTTCTCCGAGAGTTTAGGGAAAATGTAGATTCCGAAAAACTTATCTGGCATCAAGATAGAGAAGACAGAGTAATAAGGGTTCTTGAATCAAACGGCTGGAAGTTGCAGTTAGATGACCAACTCCCGGTCTTGCTGAAAGAGGGCTCCACATATAGCATACCTGCATACGTTTACCATCGTGTCATAAAGGGCTCTGGGAGACTACTTATAGAGGTGGAGAAAAATAAATGAAACTCATACTTGAAAACTGGCGAAAGTATCTTATTAAAGAAGCAAGAAACCAAGGCTTCATTGACGAGTTTGAAGTTCTTCTGCAAAAGTGGAATGATCTACAGGCAACCTATGGTGAAATTCCAGATTACTCTTTAAACCCAGAGGGAGAATATTGGAAAGAGCCTGTACCGCAAGATATCCCAAGTGATGAGATCCCAGATTGGGCTAAGAGACAGTCTTATGAGTTTCCGCTATCTCACCCAAACTCTCGCCGTGCTTACTATGCACAGACCAAAGATGAGATAGAAATAGAAAAAGAACTTCTTCGTCTTTTCCAAAAGTATGCTGATCAGTCTTTCTTCCAAAACGAAGTTAAACTTGTTCATAACCTAAACTATCCTGCTGCCGCTCACCCTCTTTTTGATGATGCTTTGGATTTCCCAAGTGCGGAAGATGCAAAGGAGTCTTACCTTGATATGCGGGATGCGAAAATAAAAGACGTTATGTCTTGTCACGGATTTGTAAAAGGAGGCCCCGGAACTGGTTATGGCCTTATTCTAAAAGGTCATGTTGTTTTTGCTTCTAGGACAGACCTTGCTTCTCAAACTCTAAGAACCGCTCACAGCCAAGTTAAGCAAAAGTATGCTGCCTCTGGACTGCCAAAACGTGCGGGTATCACAAGGGTCCATGACGAGCCCTCACCCACAAAGTTGAGAGTTATGAAGAAGTTGCAAAAAAAGGAAGAGTTTACGCCAGAAGAACTGAACAATATCAAAAACTCTGTTGTGCTTGATGGCGGTGATGTCAAGACAGATAAAATAGAAGAAGTGCTTGTGGCAAACTCAAAGATTGTTGGTTTTTGGACTGTAATGGTCGGAGGCTCAATCACAGCAGAGGATTACTTTCGAGACGCTTTAGAGAAAGGGGTAAAAGGTCCATTCTTTCTCGCTTCGAACAGAGGGTTGAGGCCATTTGACATTCAGGAATACTTTAAAGCGAGGAGAAGGAAAGAATGAAACTTATAATGGAAAACTGGAAGAGATTTATTATGGAAGCAAAGGAACTTGCTTGCCCTGCCTCCACACAAGATCTTGAATTAAATACTAAAAATCGTAACGCCGCCATCAAAGCAGAACATATACAGTATGGTCCTCTTAATCTTTCCGACGAAGAATATTGGCAGAGAGCAGCAGAGCATTGGAATACAAAGCCAGAAGTTGCAAAGAAATCAAAGTGTTCTAACTGTGTTGCCTTTGATATTTCTCCAAGAATGCTAGATTGTATGCCCGGCCCAACTTCCGAACCCATTGAGGATGAGGAGGGTTATCTAGGATATTGTTGGATGCATCACTTTAAATGTCATAGTGCCAGAACTTGTTTTACTTGGGCTGCTGGTGGTCCGATCAAGGAAGATAAGGTATCAAAGGAGTGGCAAGAAAAAAATGAAACACCTGACTGATATAAACGAAACTTATACAGAGCATCTATTGAACGCTTTGAAGATTAGTTGGACTCTTCTGTATTTGTCTCTCTGTTGTTTAATCCATGCTTTTATTCCATTTCTTTTTGAAACAACAGTCTCCTCAAACCTAATTACGTTAAATGGCTTGGTGAATAGAAAATGAAAACAAAAGATATTTTTCAAAACTGGAATACTTTCTTGTCCGAGGGAAGACACGAATCAAGAGTTGTAAAAAACGGTCTTCTTAGAGAAATCACCGAGGACGAGGCAAAAGCCATTCAAGGTGTTCTTGACAAGATGGATGGCGACGTCTTAGCATTCAATGATCTATTTGGCGGAAAGAATAGGCTTATCATTCCTTTGTCAACCCCTGACGAAAAAACAGATGTTGGAAAGTTTATGAGATTCTTTTCCAGAATGAAAGACAGCAGTGGTTTGGAAATAGATTATGAAACTGGTATTGTTGCTTTGACGATGCCTCCAACTTCTGAGGAACTTTGGGCTGCATTGCAAAATCCAAGAGCACATAAAACAAAGATAAAAAAAGTAAAAGTAGGTAAGTTTTTTACAAGTTTAATAAAACTTGCTCGTGAAAAGGATAAGATTTTTGACGAATTGGGTGACGAAGGTAAATACGAACTGCACCCAGTTTCTGATAAATCTCGAAAAATTCTTGGTTCTGATTTCTCCTCTGAGGCAAGAATACGAGAAGTTCTTGGAGATGAAACATCTTCTTATGCAGAACTTATAAAGTTATTCATAAAAGAACTGGGGCAACTTGCTAAAACTTGGCAATCAAAAGCAGATATTTTGAAAAAAGGTGGAGATCGAACAACTGATGTTTTTACTATTATTGTCACGCGCCATCCTGTTGACGTGTTAAGGATGTCAGACTTTGATGAGATCCAGTCTTGCCATTCCCCTCCATCAAGAGATGCTATTGAGGCGGCGGGGGGCGAATATTATAAATGTGCTATCGCAGAGGCCCACGGTCACGGTGCTCTTGCTTATGCTGTTAGGATAGAAGATATAGAAGAGGCTTTTAATATGTCTCTTGACCAACTAGAAGAGAGTGATCTATTCCAAGAAGAAGAAATCTTTTTGGACGACGAAAGAGACATTGATGGCGTAGTTCCAATAAATAGACTTCGGCTAAGACAGATTCGTTATTACAATACGGACAAGGAAGCAATGGATGCCCAAGTTTCAGACGCGGGAAATCCAACCATTGGAGGTGTCGAGGTGGCTGTACCAGAAATAAGAATATATGGTATGCCAAGGATCCCTCAATTCAGAGAAAATGTTGTTGCTTGGGCCAAGCAATCGCAACAAGAAGTTATTGCTAAAATTCCAAAAGCAGGCTCTTCTATCTTGAGTTCAAGAATTGTAAAGTTTGGTGGCTCTTACGAAGATAACACTATCAAACAACTTATAACTGATCTTACGGGCTTAGTCGTAATGAGCCATCCAAGACAAAATGCAAAGACGGAAGATAACTTGGATTACTTGCCGATTGATAGAAGACGAGATGAATTTGTAGAAGCTCTTGTTGAGTCTCCAAATTTTGAGTATTTTGAAGTGCGTGATTTGAACTATGAAGATGGCGCTATTTATCCTGCAATATATTTAACTTTTAGTTGGGATACCGAGGACTGGGATGATCTACCGAATAATCAAGATCTAATGCGGGCTGGACTTGTCGATGATTTATCAGGGTATGGAGAAAAATTTGACATTCTAAGGGACGATTGGGTAAGCGCGGAAAATCATGAAGGTAAGATCTATATAATATTTAAAGTCGATACTAAAAAACTTTTCGATGCTTATGATTCTGAAGGCGCTTACTATGATCCTTATGATTTTTCAAATCTATTGCGCAAGATGGAACGTGAAGAAGGGTATGGCAGTTCAATCCTCGCAATAAAGTCAGTAGTTACCTTGGCTCTTAAAAGAGAAGGCTTTTTGGCTGGGGCCGCTTTCTTTAATCTTGCTACCGAAACAGAAAATGGAAGCTATGATGCACTTGAATGGGATTTGTCCGTCGAGGGGGAATACCCAGAGTTCTATGAGGTTAACGCAACAACAACAATATACGATGTTCCCACCAACAATACTGCTCCTAACATAATTAAAAAAGTCATTGAAAGCAGAGACTTTAAAATTGAACTTAGAAAAGAAATATTACGAGCACCAAAAGATTACGTTGACGAAGAAGCAGCAAAGTATTTCTTAGATTCTTTGATTGTTCCAAAAGGAATTGATGATGACGAAAACACTTTTGATGTTAAAGTCTCTTTTTCAATAGATGAAAGTGATAATGAAGCAAGAGTATATCTTTTCCGTGGACTAATCGAAGAAGCAGATGATGAAGATTATTTGAGACAGGCTGCGGCAAACGCCTTTATCAAGACTGTTGAAATGGCATCTGGTAAGAACAACATATCTGAGAAGCGACTATTTAATAACTGGAGAGCCTTCTTAAAGGGATAGAGAATAAATGGCAACTGCAACTTATGCAAACGTATTTGTAAATGGGAACTCGGCTACAACATCTATAAGCTTTAATCCGTTTGATCAAACGAAGTATAGTTCTTTCAATGCTTCCTCTAGTGTCAATAACTGTACTTATGATTCCTCTAATGGCAGGATTACAGTTGGAGAAGACGGTAACTATTTAATTCTTTTTGCCCCGATTATTGATGGCAGTACGAGCGGCAACAACCCCAACGTTAAGACAACAATTAAAGTTGATGGAGCAGAAGTATATTCCGTCAGTTACAATGTGTATAGCACTTACGGAAGGCAGGAAAGAACAAGTCACAAAGTTTTAAATATTAGTTCTGGCAGTTATGTTGAAGCATTCCTTGAAGAAACAGACGCAGGTGCCGAGGATATCTACTCTGTCCAAGGAACTTCTATTCAAGTCCAGAGGCTCTATAGTGATTTTGGAACCCTATCTCTCATAGGGGATAACGCACTAACTTCGGATGCTACCGAAGTCTTTCCGTTTTTTACTGGTTCCGCTCCTGGCTCATCTTCAACACTATCATCTAGTTTCAATGGTAATATGAGTTTGGTTGAAGCAAAGGGTGGCATCCAGACAAGTGTTGGAGGCCCAGCACTATTTCTTACAACGCAATATCTTGAAGGAACTGTTTTAAATCCGACTTTAGATATAAGATATTATAAAAATGCAAGCAGCCAATGGACTACTCCTCTTAGAAAGTCTCGAAATGATGATCCAACAGAAGGGACTACTATAGCATTAGAAAACTATTCTGCTGACGACTTCGTTAGAATTTCAGTGGAAGGGACTTCTACATCAAACCATCGGACCAACGCAAGTTCTTCTATGAGTTTGATGAGCATACCCTCTGATAGTCACTACTCTTTTGTTCATGTTAATACAGATTCTGATTCGCTCAATGCTTTTGCTTACTACAATGTTCTTAGTTCTAGTATTTATTCGGGCAACGGCTATTCTGTTGTATCTTCTTCCAACGGTATAATATTCGACAGCGATACCGGAAGGTTTAATGTGACAAGAGATGGTAGTTACCTCATGCTTGCAACAAATTATGTCTTTGCCAGTGCGGATCTAACTATATTTCCCACTTTTCGCGAAGACGGCAACTTAATAACTCAAGCAAATTCTGGCCAGGACACTGCTGACGACCCTGGTGAGACCACAGCTATGTATGTCTTCCCGAATGTTACATCTGGAAGTTATTTAGAACTTACAGTAGCTGCTTCTGCCCAGTACACAATTGAAGCCGGAACAGCAGTTGCTGTTATCGAAATGTATTCTGATGCTGCGCCAACTCCATCCGGTCCTCCCACGTTTAACCAAGGATCAGCGAGCGGTCTTATATCAGATGATTTTACAATAAATACTTTTTCCCAAGATAACCTGTCAGTTCAGTACGACAGGACAGGTACAGCACAGGTTCCATTTATCCTTGGGCAGCCGGGGCCTCTTAGGATACGAAACCGGTCATTAGCGCAAGTAATTAAGACCGGCGACAAAAAGAACTAATCTTCAATCTTGCAACTTTCGGGAAGATAAGATTTAGGATTCTTCTTGTATTCCTCAAGTGTTGGTTGCTCCCATTCGATGGAGGGGCAATAGGCGCTTTTGTGTTTCTTGTCTCGTAGATAAAACTCTAATCCCTTGACACCTTCCATGAGGCCCTTAACGCCCTCTTCACACTCTTCCACTTGTTCAGAGGGTGCTGGTTCGTCTTTGGGTTTAGGATCTATCAGAGGGGCGTTTCCGGGCGCGTTAGCCTGCAATACGATCAGAATAAGAGCGAGTGGGAACGTCATTGAACCGCCACCAAGGCTTCGATTCTTTCAAGAGCCTTTTTCATGTACTCTATATCCTTTTCAATAGAGATGATGGCTCTTGAGTTCGCCTCTGCTTCTTCAACTTTTCTTTCTAATATAAGAATTGTATCTTCAGCATCTGTTAAATCATTCTGAATTTGCGCCAAGGCAACATTCGTATTCCAGACCCAGCCTGCTAATGGTACGATTACAACGCCAAGGATCACAGTAAAGACTTTCCACGCTTTTTCAAAGTTTTCTTTTGACATCATGAAGCCCTCCTACTCCTAAATAAATAGTAGCGAAGAGGGCCTTCGGACTTGACTAGTGTGTTTTGGTTAAAAGTAAATAGTTATTTTTCTATAATGCCTAACCAAACTGGTTTTGCAAACTATTTATCAGTAGAAAAAGGGATTTTGGAGCCTAAAAAATGAAAATTTCTATGGATGAAGTCAAAAAAATGATCTTGCAAGAGTTGAACGACCTTGTTTCGACGCAAGATGTACCCTACGAGACGGAAAGAGCTTATAAAACTAGCCCTTTCCAAAATTATGTTAGGGTGATTAGGGAAAATGCTGCTCGTCTAGTTGAAATTTTGGATAGTTCTGACGATTATGACCGTCGTTCCTTGATAGATTTTAAAGAAAGAGAGTTACCAGACCTCCATTTAGCCCTAGACGCCATAGAAAACAAGATAAACGATCTCTTAAAACGCTAAAATGGCAAAAATTTGAATATTTTAAATGAAAGTTTTGGGGGATTAACAGGAATTAAGGTTGGAGACGTTGTTTGTTGGTCGAAATTAGGCCAAGATTTCACCGGAGTTGTCTCTAGCCTAATGTACCAGAACGGCGGGGGACGAAAAGTCGTTTTTGCAATCATTTTTTGTTTCGAAACTCAACAAAGTGCTACGGTACTGGCTCTTAATTTAAAAAGAATATCAAAAAATGACGAACAAGTAATAGAAAACTAATTACTTTGTGTTCAGAGGGCTTCAAACTTGAAATTTTCAATCAGAAATACTTCAAATCTTAATTTAAATGAAATAAAACCGTTTTTGAGCAGTTTTTTGCCCTTTGCAAAACAAAAAATGGGTTTTGACAAGCCAGTTTCTATTAATTTTGTGTCTGATCCTCAGAATTCTTCCCAAGTGCTTGGAAAAACCGCTTTTTATGACCCAAATGACTTTTCTGTGACCATTTATACTGACCGAAGGCACCCAAAAGACATTATGAGATCTCTTTCTCACGAATTAGTACATCATAGTCAAAATTGTCGGGGTGCATTTGATCAGAAGCCTGCTTATGGCGAAGGTTACTTCCACCAAGACGAGTATATGAGGGAAATGGAAAGAGAAGCCTATGAAAAAGGCAATATGTGTTTTAGATCTTGGGAAGAAACATATAAAAAACAACTTCAAGAATCTACTTACTACAAAACAGGAGAAACACAAATGAATCTCAAAGAATGGAAAGATAAAGAACTTTTTGACCGCCTAATGGAAGGTTATGGTTACAAAAAGCCTATGGAAGAGGCTGAAATCGAAGAAATGCACTGCAATGAAGGTGAGATGGATGAGGGCATGTGTGGCCCTTGTGCTCGATGCGGGCATTCACCTTGCCAATGCGGTCCAATGGAAGAGGCTTTGGATGAGGAAGCAAAACCAGATTTCCTTGATCTTGATAAAGACGGAGACAAAGAAGAGCCTATGAAAAAGGCTGCCAAAGAGAAGGTGGATGAAAACCGTATTCGCGGCATGATTCGCGAGGCAATCTCCAAGGCTCTTGCTAAAAGAAAGTAGGAGCGAATAATGACTGGTACCTTGCTTGAAGGCGGAAATGTTTTCAAAGACGCCGAAAAGAATCCGCTTACACAAAGAATAAACAGAGCAGATATTGATCCTACTATCAAGTGGTTGGAAGGCATTCTTGGTTTCTCCCTAATCGACAATAAACTTGGGACGACAGGCAAAAAGCCTACTTCTGGGGATCTTGATCTTGCTGTTGACGAGTCCAAGCATAGCAAAGATGAAGTTTATGCAAAACTTAAAGCATGGGCCAAGGAAAATCATCCCGAAGACCGATTAAGAACTTGGGTAGCAAAGTCTGGTATTTCTGTTCATCTTAGAACTCCTATTAATGGAGACGATAGTCAAGGGTTTGTCCAAACAGATCTTATGTTTGGAGATCCTAAGTATATGGCTTGGTCAAGTCAAGGCGAACCGGGTGATCAGTATCGTGGTCAACACAGAATGATTCTTTTAAACTCTATTGCCTCGGCAAAAGGTTATAAATGGTCAGGCTTCGGCGGTCTGACAAACCGTGCCACTGGCGACAAGACCACTGACATTGGTGAGATTACAACAATTCTTCTTGGTGGCGATGGAAGTCCAGAAGATTTAACCACCATTCCAAAGATTTTAGCAGCGATCAAAGATGACCCTAACTATGACGAGTTGGTTGCTATGGCTGTTGAGACTTTCCCCCGATTTGGCGTAGAGTTTCCGCAAAAACCAGGGATGGTCACAGAAGCCCGTAAAGGCGACCCAAGAATCCAGCACGCAGAAGATGTCGTGTTCTGGGAGGGCTCACGGGGCGCTCTGCGCGTTTTGGACCTTCTTAGGAGTCTTGGTACCTCCGAAGGTCGTCAAGCCACCACAATCAAGTGGGACGGCTCACCAGCGGTTATTTTCGGAAGGGACCAGAACGGTGACTTCATCCTGACCGACAAAAGCGGATTTTACGCCAAGGGTTATGATGGCAAGGCAAAAAGTCCAGAAGAACTAAAAAGCATGTTCTTGGACACAAGAATGAGAGCGAAAGGCAAGGAGCCTAGTGCTGGTTATGTAGATTTTGCTAATAATATGGCTTCTGCCTTTCCTATTTATGAAAAAGCAGTACCGCAGGATCATAGAGGGTTCTTTTTTGGTGACTTGCTTTATTATAAGACTCCTCCTGTTGAAAACGGTAGATTTAAGTTTAAACCAAATATTGTTACTTATTTAATTGATGTTGATAGTGAGTTTGGAGAAAGAATAGCAAAAAGCACCTCTGGTGTTGTAGTACACCTTGAAGTAGATCTTGAAGGAAACAAAGTACCCCTCCAAAGCACTGATATTTTCCAAGGTGAAGATCTTTACGTTCTTCCGCCTATTTCTACACAAGAACTTGAAGTCGATATCGACACGAGCGCGCTAGATAGAGTTGAGAACATTGTTAAGAAAAATAGTCAAGCGATAGATAAACTTTTAGACAGTGATACATTACGTTCAAGAAAGATTTCTAATTTTGCGAATTTACTTTATTCTTATTTGAATTCGAAGGTTGACACCGGACTAACGAGTCTCGGTAACGACTTTCTTGATTGGGCCGACAGCAAGAACTTCAGTGATTCTAAAAAGAAAAATCTGAGGAGTTATGTAGAAGAAAACAAGGCAGCATTTGAAGCACTATGGCAAGTGGTGGATCTAACTATGAAAGTCAAAGATGACATTATTAGACAACTTGAAGCACAAGAAGCGCCTGTTCAAGCATTTATTGGCGACGTCGAAGGTGGCGAAGGCTATGTTACAGCAAGTCCGGGTGGCAGTGTCAAGTTAGTAGATAGATCAGCATTTACAAAAGCCAATAGAGCAGTTGTTAGAGAAACAATCGTTAGAAGAGTTCGTGAGATTCTAAGTGAAAGAACAGACCTGCCTAACAGTATTTTAAAGTCAGTTATGAAATATTTCTTTGATGTTGGTGATAAAATGGATCTTCTTCGCGAAGTATCTGTTACTGACCCAACCCTAATCAAAGAAGTTACAACTTTAGCATCCTTAAAGAGTGAAATTATTAAAGAAGTTACAGAAGAAGTTGAAGAACACGGTGATGACATTGGTGAGACAGAAGACGGTTTTACTTTAAAAAGAAGAGTTGCTATTGTCCCCGGTGCTTTCAAACCTCCGCACAGAGGTCATCTGGAGATGGTCGAACATTACGCCGACCTTGCTGATGAAGTTGTAATCCTAGTATCACCTCTACCTAGAAAAACACCGTCTGGTGTCGGTATAGGGTTTGAAATCTCCAAGGCCATTTGGGATGTATATTTAAGAGATGCCGGGTTATCCGACAGAGTAAAAGTTATAAAATCACCTGTAAACTCCCCAGTATCTGCTACTTACCAGTTTGTTGCTAACGAAAATGATGATCCTGACTTAGCCCAGCCTGGAGATCTTGTTATACCGGGATGCAGCACAAAGGGCGGTGACGAATCCCGTTTCAAAGCAAACTTTGAAAAATACGCAAGAGAAGGTGTTGGTATTGCTGACCCAATAATGTGCGCCTTCATTGCTACTGGTGAGGCCCTTAGCGCAAGAGACTTCAGAGCAGCCCTCGATAATGCTATGGGGGGGCTTAAAGCTTTTGTACCTCCAAAAACAGACCCCAAAGACATTCTATCTATTCTAAATGTCCAGCCAGCAGGAATAAATGAAGTTATTATGCAACTTGTCCGCGAGTCTCTTGACGAAATGTCTTCCATGGCTGGCGGTGCCGTTGCTGGCTATTCTGGCAAGGTTGACGAAGAAGAAGTCTTGGAAGAAGAGGAAGAAGACGAGGTTATTGAGGAGGTTCTGAACTATTTACTAGGTAAGGGAGTCCTATCATGAAAGACAGAAATGAACTAATCGAAGAACAGCTTTTACGTGAAACCGTGAGAAAAGCGATTAAAATTGTAAAAAGACAGAAAGTTAATGAGCAGAAGCAAGAAGAGGGTATTCTTCGTCAAGTTGTAAAAAAGTTGATTTCTGAAAAGATTGCAGTTGCAGATGAAACTCCCCATCAGAAGACTGGTATTAATAAACTTCGTAAAACTCTAAAGAAGATTATCCCTACTTATCGTGATGAATATCTGTCCCTTACTACAAACAAAGAGCAGAGAGAATCTTATGTTTCTTTTTTGGTCAACGGACTAAAGAATCTGCTTTCTGCTATTGAAACCAATATTGATGCTCCCGAGCCTGCTGGAAACATTGACGAAGAGGTAGATGTCCAGATTGGAGGCGAGGATGAAGAAGATGACAAGTTCATTGATATTGGCGATATGGGTGTTTTAGATCCTGAACCGGAGCCAGAACCTGTTGATGATGACGAACAACTTCTTGCTAAGGGCCTTGAAGATCAAGAACAGAGTGAAGATGTTCAAACTGGACGTAATGCTGCTTTAGCCGTTTTGAAGCAGATTCGTGGCACAGTTGTTTCTGATTTTAGTGAACTGGCTAACGATGAAGATCGTGAACTTTATTATGATTACCTTATGACTAATATGCTTCTCTGGAGAGATGAGTTTGAAGATTTCTTAGGCAAGGGAGTAGAAACACCTACCACTCCTCAGTATGAGAAAGAAAAAGATGCCCAAGGTATAGGACCATCTGATAAAGGTCAAGAAGAAGATTTATTAGAAATAATTGACTTATAATTAATAATATATTATAATAAAGTATGTCTTGGAAAAGAAGAAGAAAGTCAAGAGGACGTAATACCTATTATAGTCTATCTAAGAAACTTCGTCAAGATAAAAAGATAAATGAATCATTCTTAGTAATGTTAAATAATTTATCTCTTGAAGAAGTGATTGGATTAAAGATGGAAATGTCTGGTAAAGTAGTTAACAATAGACTTTATGGACTTCCTTTATGGAATAACTTGACAAACATAGTTAAGGATGCTATATTAAAGTATGCTTACTCGGCAACAAGAACACAATGGGAGGCTATGAGACTCCTTGGTCTGACAGAGAATACTTTTCAAAACCTCAAAAAGAAATATCAACCAGTATCGTATTTTGAAGAAGAAGAAAACTAATTACTGGTCCTTATGAGGTTAAAATATGAAACACTTTTTTCTTGATGACAAAGGCGTTACTTTTACCGAGTACAGCCTAATAACAGGTATCACTTGTTTATTTTTGATAGCAGTTTTATCAACCAATTCAGAAACTGGATTAACTGGTACCTTTAACATTTTAAACAAAGTCCTTTAAGGGGGCGCACTGGTTTCGACAGGGTGTTGGAAGAGGATAGTGCAGGCAGTCGTGATGACTCAAAAAATCAAAAACCTTTAGTTGCCAATAACAACAACTACGAACTCGCACTAGCGGCTTGATCGGGAGGCTGACCAGAGCCTTCTATCCAATCTGGTCAAAAACAACAGACAAGTTGCAAAAATCAAAATGGTATCCCTGACGGGGTGGTCAGGTGGAACTTCATGACGATGGGAAGTTGGTGGGGCATCGTATATTTTTCTTTGTTTCGGAAATAAACAAAGCAAGCCTGTGGATGACTTGAATTGAAAAATACTTTGGACGCGAGTTCGATTCTCGCCGCCTCCAGTTCCACCTAAAAAACAGGGCATTTCCACCTTTTTATGACTATTTATTCATAGGAGGGTGGAAATGTCCAAAATTGAAGTTAAATGTTTTTACTGTAATACAAAATTTAAAAAAAGAAAAGCAGAACATAATCGAAGTTTAAAACTTGGAAGAAAATCATTTTGTTCTAGAAGTTGTGCTGGGAAAATAAACTCCTCTAATTTGAAAGAGTTTCGGGGAGTCGGAGTAACAGAAAATCTCGTAAGCGACAATAGGCGAGACGAATACTCTGAATTTAAATGGTTCATGAGATGTATACGTCGAAGAAAAAAACAGTACAATGTTGATCTGGAATTCTTAAAGCAACTTTGGTTAGAGCAAAAAGGTATTTGTCCGATTACTGGTTGGAAATTAGAATTACCAAAGCATTCTTCTGACTGGGGTTCGAAACAAAATAAGATGTTCCGCGCTTCTTTAGATAGAATAGATAACCGGGTTGGGTATCTAAAAGGAAACGTAAGATTTATAGCAGTAATAGCAAATTACTGTAAAAATGAATTTAGCGATGATGAACTAATGTTATTTTGCGAAGCGGTTGTGTCAAATAAGTAGATTCTCGCCGCCTCCACTA